TTCGGAGTTGGTTTTGACTCTGTAATTGACAGACTTCAATCTGACTTCTTTACTGATTCCTTTCAAGGAACTCAGAATTTTCCCCCATACAATATAATTAAACGTGATGGTACAAGTTACGACATTGAAATGGCTGTTGCTGGATTCGCAGAAGAGGATCTGGATATAGAATATGCCGACAATGTTCTTACAGTATCATCTAAAGATAGTGAACCTTTCAAAGACAGTACTGAACCTGAATATGTACACAAGGGAATTGCTGTTCGTAAATTCACCAAAAAGTTCTCACTGGCCGACGATGTTGTTGTGAATGATGCATCCATGAAAAATGGAATGTTGACAATCTCAATGGAGAAAGTCGTACCAGAGGGCAAAAAGAAACGCTCAATTAAGATTGTTTCTGATTAAACTTTACTCCCTATATTATGAAGTTTAACTTTGAGGTAAAAAAACTGCACAAAGTATCTGCTGTTGACTTTGTGCAGAAATACCATTACTCACCTGTAATGCCATCTATTACAAAATACTATCTTGGATTCTTCTTAGAGGATGAATTGAAAGGAGTATTGACATTAGGTTGGGGAACTCAACCTAGACATACTTTTAATAAGATGTTTCCTAATGTTGGTATTCTGAATAAAAATGATGATGCATGGGAATCTGATATTAATGATTGGTATTATGAGATTGGCAAGATGTGTTTGGTTTCAGAACTCAATGGTAAATCTCAAGCAGGAAGTCAGATGGTTTCTGCAACTATCAAATGGTTAAAAGAAAACACTAATGCACAATTTTTATATACAATGGCTGATGGTATTATGGGAAAGTGTGGATTCGTATATCAGGCCTCAAACTTTTACTTTGGAGAAAAATATTTTACTTCAGTTTACCTAATGGAGAATGGAGAAAAACTTCATCCAAGAACTACCAAAAAACTATGCAAAGAGAATGCTAAGTTTCTAGGAAAAGACAAAGTATTCTGGTTGACTACAGATTTTATGTTGCATAAGGGCATAAGAAGAATAGATGGGTTGATGTTTCGATACCTATATCCATTAAATAAAAAAGCCAAGAAACTTATGCTCAGGGAATCTTCTTTACCTTGGTCCAAAAATTATCCGAAAGAAGAAAGTTTAGAATGGTTGGATGTCACAGACAAAAGAAATAAAGTATCTGTATCTCAACCTAATTTTACTTTTGCAGAAGCTAAGTATAACCTTAAAAACATGGAGGCACACAAAAAGAATATAACTTTAGAAGAATTTATGACTTGACATTTGAATTATGATGTTGTAAAGTATATAAATAAATTTAGATGATGCATTGGGTGTCATCTACTAATACAATCTCCGTGTTAGGAGATTCGTTAATATATTGTCTTGTTAAGACAATCTCAACAATTAGTTAAAGGAAATATAATGACTACTTTTGTACAGGTCGCTAAAGACCTTTCCCGCCTGCCAATCGGCGAACATAAACTTTCTGATATTGTATCTCAGATAAGATCTATCTCTTCAAAAAAACACGATACACAACAGTTTCTTAGTAAACAAAATTATGACCAAGCTTGGATTGTTAATAAGTGCAATGCAGCTCGTCTAGATGATATCTGGGTTGATATTTCATATCAGAGGTCTTTAAAGTTGAAAAAGATATATGACCATCTACAAGCAAGAAATATGGATGATTCTGGTTTTGTCAATTTCAGTGAAACTTTAGCAGGAACAGTAGAATATGCAATCAGACCAAATGGTAAAGTATTTGTTTGGGATGGTTTTCGTAGATGTATTTTAGCATTACTAAAGGGTATTCCCCAATTGCCTGCAAATGTTTTGAATCATCAAAATGATTGGAAGAATGAGAGGTGCCGAAAACTGGAGGCTTATCTTTTTCAAGCTAAAAATTCTCAACAAGAAAGTATGAAACAAGAAGAGTTATTTAAGGCCGGAGTTGCTCAGGGTAATGAATCTCATCTTCGCACTAGAGATGTTCTTTCTGATTGTGAACTTGATGTCTTGGGTGTTAATCCAGGCAGAAGAAATTTAGGTGGGTTTGTTGAATTCCAAAAACTTGTAACACACCAACCTTTTGCAGAAGGAACTACTATCCCAAGTAATAAATTTGTAGAAGAAGCATCAAAGATGATTCAAGAGGCTTGGATAGATGAAGATGTTTCTGGATTTATGTTGTCTGGTCTGGCATTTTATCTTTATAAAAATGAACTAGACAGTATGAATGGAAATCATTACTTTGAGTTGCCGGAAACTATTTCGGATAACCTTAAATTGTATGTTAATGAAAAAGGTGGTACTCAAAGTTCATGTACAAAAGACAGATTACATAGTGCTCCCATGCAATCAGTAGCTTGGAGAATATGTAAAAATGTAATGTCAATGTCTGATAGTAAGGCATCAATGTTTATTGATTTAAATGATGACCAATCTGCAATGATGAGAGCATCTAACTAATGTCTTGACTTTTCAATTTTATTATGAGATACTATGTACAAATTCAATGAAGGTGAAATCCTTAAACAAGTCCAGAAGTATATTGATGGTACGTATGACCAACATTATGCAGCTGGCAAAATCCAATCTACAGAATTTATCATAGACGCTGGGCATGGTGAAGGGTTTGCCCTAGGTAACATTATTAAGTATGCCCAGCGTTATGGTAAAAAGAGTGGATATAACAAAAACGACTTGATGAAAGTCATTCATTATGCAGTAATTGCTTTATCAATCCATGAAAGGAACCATGAAAATGAATAAACAAATATTGAATCTACTGAAGAACTTCAGTGATATTAATATGTCTATTGAAATCAAAGCCGGAAACACTCTGAGAACTGTATCAGTTCAAAAGAATATTCTTGCAGAAGCCAAGGTTGAAGAAACTTTTACTTCTGACTTTGCAATCTATGAAGTGAATAGGTTCCTGAGTGCCGTTTCTCTGTTTGAAAATCCAGACTTTGTGTTTGGAGAAAAATCAGTCAGGATTGGAGATGACAAAAGACATTTGAATTATGTCTATTGTGACCCTTCAATGATTGTCACACCGCCGGAAAAAAATATCACTGTTCCAGACCCAGAGGTAAGATTTAGGTTGTCTCAGGACAATCTATCTCAAATTCTTAAGGCAGGAAATGTCTTGGGAACTCCTGAGATTTCTGTAGAATCTGATGGTCAACAAATGGTCATGAGAGCTCTGGATGTCAACAATGATTCCTCAGATACATTCAAAATTGTTTTGAATGAAACATCTGACAAAAGGTTTCGATTCGTTTTCAAAATTGAGAACTTCAAAATGATTCTAAATGATTATGATGTAGAAATCTCATCAAAAGGAATCTCTCGTTTTTCACATCAAGATAAACTCCAATATTGGGTAGCCACTGAAGCGTCTTCAACATACGGAGGCTGATGAATAATGATATATTATGGGTAGAGAGGTATCGCCCCTCTACGATTGATGATTTGATTTTGCCTGAAAGTATCAAAAATACTTTCAGAGATATTATTGGTGAGGGTAAGATACCAAATCTTATTCTTAGTGGAAGTCCAGGCACTGGTAAAACTTCTGCAGCTATAGTATTGTGTAAGTCTCTTAATTGTGATTATATCATAGTAAACGGATCGAATGAAGGTCGGTTGATTGAGACTCTTCGTAATAAACTTACACAATACTGTAGTTCCGTTTCAATGTCAGGTGGTAGAAAAGTTGTCATCATGGATGAAGCTGACTACATGACGCCAGACACTGTTCAACCAGCCATGAGAGGGTTTATTGAACAGTACTCCAGTAATTGTTCCTTCATCTTCACTTGTAACTACAAATCCAGAATAATCGAACCGATTCATTCTCGTTGTGCTGTTGTGGATTATATCATTACTAATCCAAAAAAGCAAGCAGACTTGTTTATGAAACGATGTTTTGATATTCTGAAACAGGAAAATATTGAATATGATATTCCTGTAGTTGCAGAACTCATTATGAAACACTTTCCAGATTTTCGTAGAGTTCTGAATGAACTCCAGAGATATTCTGTTTCTGGAAAGATTGATGCTGGTATTCTGCTAAATATCAGTGATGCAAGTTTGAATGCCTTAATGGACGCTTTGAAAACCAAAAACTTCAAAGAAGTCAGGTCATGGGTTGTCAATAATCTTGACAATGACCCTCAAAAAGTATATCGTATGATTTACGATAAAATTTATGAGAAGGCAAATCCTAATTCTATTCCTGCAATCATATTGAATATCGCAGAGTATCAGTACAAATCTGCATTTGTTGCTGACCAAGAAATCAATCTAATGGCTTGTTTAGTGGAGATAATGTCTAATGCAAAATTTAAGTGACCATGAACTTTATGGAAAACGAATACTTCATGTATGTTCTCCTGTAAGATGGAAAGGTAAGACGTTTGAGTTTCACAAGGATTCCAATTGGAAAGTCTTGTGGGACACTGTTTTGATGTTACCAATGTGTCATCATTATATTCTGATTCCAGAGAATAATTCTATGGATGATGGACATGAGGCATACAAAATGGATAATGTAACACTGATTCCATTCACATATCCCCAATCTGTTTTGAGTAATCGTAGTGAGTTTGATGCTCAGAGACTAAAAAGAATCTTCTCTGGAAGAGAGAAAGTTTTCTACAGACCTAGTGAATATATCTACTTAGAAACATCTTCAGTTGATATTGATTTTGTTTTCTGTCACCAACCAGAGATTCTATCAAATGTACTCTGGGCATTATTGACACTTCGTTATGGTATGAACAATACAGATGGTATTGTATTTTTTCATTGGGTTGATTGTCCTGCATCTGCTCCTGCTGGTTTATTTCCACCTACGTTTTTTCGTCACATGGAGGCGGTAGATCTTTCTACACGAGCATTTGTGCATGGTCCAGCTAGTTTGGAATACTGGAAAGATAATTGGAAGAATGGAAGAGCTCATGTGATTGACATGAATGATACCATTAAGAATAAGTTGTCCTATATGCCACTTGCAGCCAATCAACTTCCAAAAAAAGATAATGATTTATGGGCGAGAGGTGGAAAACCTATTGCATTTAATCACAGGTGGCACAGCACAACTGGTCGAGATATTCTTCCAGAATATATGGAAGGACTACCACCAGAATATGTGGTGTATTGTACAGACCATACTATCAAGAAACCACAATCTGGACAATCTCCTGTAGGTGACCGATTTAAGTACGCTTACGATGAGTATTTTGGACGCCCTCAAGAGAAGTCATACGAGCTGTACTCAGACTACCTAAAAAATTGTTATGCTTCAATTGGTATCATTAAAGGGTACGGAACTTGGAATCTAAGTGTTCAAGACCCAATCCAACTTGGAACTCCAACTTTGATTTATGACACACCAATGATGCGAGATGTGCTTGGCTCTGAATATCCATTTTACTTCAAAACTAAGGAAGAGTTTCAGAAAAAGATACAGAATCTTCCAGAGAAGTTTGAGTATGAACTGAAAGATTTCAAATCAGAGTTTCAGACTAACTTGATGTCTGCAATGTTGGAAAGTCGAAACCATACAAAGTTTCATGACCAAGAGGGTATGTTTGGTGGACCTTGGTTGTACTTTATGTCTCAGGGATTAACATATAAAAAAGATTTGTTATACCAAACTCATCCATCTCTTGTAGATGGTCAAGGTTCTAATTCTTGGGAAACTATTAGACGCTGGGTAAAACAATGGGGAATTAAAGATGACCCAAACTCACCCTTTACAAAACTATCTATTCCAGATGATGCAGTTGAAGCTCATCGTAGATTGGATGATTATATTAATAATGACACTCATGAAGTCCCTGTATCTCAGTTTGAAAATGGTGTTAAAGAACACTCAGAGTTTCATAGACAGATACGTAAAGACAAACGTGTATCAGATTTGTCGGAGTTTTTCTCATGAGCTATAGTCCATTTGATTATGCTAAAGCCATCAACGAATCGAAAGACCAGTTGATGGATTCCCCCGATGAAATGTGGGAGAAGAAATATACCCCTTTCATCGTCAATAAAGCTGTTTATCCATTCCCAGATACAGTTCTTTTGGTGAATGAGATGAATCAATGTCACTATCTAGACAACCGCCTTCAGTTTGATTTCCTTCTAAATAGTATTAGACCAAGAAAACGCTATGCGCCTTGGTTGAAAGCTTCTAAAATTGATAATTTAGAATTAGTAAAGGAATACTTTGGATATAGTGATCAAAAAGCAAAGGATGCACTTAAAGTCCTTTCAGATGATGACTTAGAATATATCCAAGACAAACTGAATAAAGGTGGATATGGAAAGTGAATTGAATTGGACTCCAGAAAATATGCTGGAGGTATCTCTCAAGGAGCCTGATGACTTTTTAAAGGTACGAGAGACTTTATCAAGAATTGGTGTTGCATCGAGAAAAGAAAGAAAACTATATCAGTCCTGTCATCTCCTTCATAAGAAGGGGAAGTACTATGTTGTACATTTCAAGGAACTATTTGCACTTGATGGTAAGAAATCAAGTCTAACTGATAATGATATAGAAAGACGAAACACAATCGCTGGTCTTTTGAGTGATTGGGGTCTTGTCTCTCTTGTAGGCGAAGCAGAACCTAAGGCTCCCTTGAGTCAAATTAAGGTTCTCTCATTCCAAGATAAGGATGAGTGGATTCTTGAAACAAAATACAACATAGGAAAAAAGAAGGATGAGTGATATTAAATTAGTGAAACTGAAGTCTGGCGAGGAATTAATCGGTGATGTTACAGTAGTGGGAGACTCTGTTACCATCGCCAATCCTTGCCAGATTATCCCTACACAGGAAGGTATGGGTTTTGCCCCGTGGCCTCCCTTTTCCAAAAACAACAACGTAACAGTTTCTAAGGATTGGACCATTTGTATTACTGAACCAGTTGATGCAGCTAGAGATGCATGGAACAGTAAATATGGTTCTGGAATCATATTATCTAATGTACAATTGAATGGATAAAAGTCTTGACTTTTTCAAATTGAGGAGATATACTATATGATGAAACTTGGAGATATATGGATTTTTATACGAATGTAACCAACTTTGGAAATACTGTTCTTGTTCGTGGCGTCAAGAATGGTCAACGTGTCTCAGAACGCCACAAACTTGAACCTACCCTATTTGTCCCATCTAAAAAACCTACCAACTTCAAGACTTTGGATGACAAGTATTTGATACCTGTCAAACATCAGTCTATATCTGAAGCTAAGGATTTTGTCGAAGCATACAAAGACCAGCCTGGAATGGTCTATGGTATGACTCGTTGGCAGTTTCAATATATCTCTGACACTTGGAGAGATGAAATCAAATGGAATCTCAATGATATTCTGATTGTCACAATTGATATTGAGGTTGAGTCTGAAAGTGGATTTCCTAAAGTTGAAGATGCAAAGGAACCTCTTCTTGCCATTACTGTCAAGAATCATCAGTCCAAAAAGATTGTAGTATTTGGTGTGGGAGAGTACAAGAACAGTCGTGACGATGTTCATTATATCAAGTGTGATGATGAGGATGAACTCATCAAAAGATTTCTTGTATTCTGGGAAGATACCAAACCAGATGTCATTACTGGATGGAACTCAAAGTTCTATGATTTACCTTATCTGATTCATCGTATTCAAACTCGTTTTGGTGAGAAGGAAATCAAAAGACTTTCTGTCTGGAAATCCGTATTCAAAGATTCAATCTACATAGCTGGTCGGGAACATATCTGCTATGAAATCAAGGGTCTTGAACAACTTGATTATCTTGACCTCTACAAGAAGTTTACCTATTCTGCACAAGAGAGTTATAGACTAGACCATATCGCATTTGTTGAACTTGGTGAACAAAAGGAAAAGAATCCTTTCAATACATTCAGAGAGTGGTATCAAAATGATTACCAATCTTTTATTGACTACAACATACAAGATGTGGAGTTAGTCGATAAACTTGAAGACAAGATGAGATTGATTGATTTGATTCTCACTATGGCGTATAGTGCAAAGTGTAATTATGGAGATGTCTTTTCTCAGGTAAGAATGTGGGATGTCATTATGTACAACTACTTGAGAGACAAGAATATTCAGATTCCTTTGATTGTTCGCAGAGAGAAACAAGAAGCATATGCTGGTGCATACGTCAAAGACCCACAAGTTGGTTTACACAAATGGGTTGTTAGTTTTGACCTGAACAGTCTGTATCCTCATCTGATTATGCAGTACAACATTTCTCCAGAGACAATTGTAGATATGACTAATCAATCTACAAGTGTAGACTCTATGTTGGATGAAATGTTTGATACAGACTTTCTCAAGACAGAGAATCAAACCTTGACTCCAAATGGAGCACTCTTCACCAGAAAAAAACATGGATTCCTTCCAGAACTTCTTTTCAAAATGTACAATGAACGTAAAGTCGAAAAGAAGAAGATGTTGCAAGCTCAACAAGAGTATGAAAACACAAAGAATCCAGAGCTTCTGAAGAAGATATCAAGACATGGTAACAAACAAATGGCACTCAAGATTGCACTTAACTCTGCTTATGGTGCAATCGGTAATCAATACTTTCGTTTCTACGACATTAGGATTGCAGAGGCTGTTACTTATGGTGGACAGTTATCTATTCGTTGGATCGAAAAGTCTCTCAATAAACATCTCAATGGATTACTACAAACTGATAATGTTGATTATGTTCTCGCTTCTGATACTGACTCTGTTTACATCACGTTTGATACCTTAATCGAAAGATTGAATCCAAAAGACCCTGTAAAGTTTCTAGACACAATCTGCACTGAAAAACTAGAACCTTTTATTGATGGTGAGTATCAAAGATTGGCAGAGTATGTCAATGCATATGAACAGAAGATGTTCATGAAACGAGAAGTGATTGCAGACAAGGGTATCTGGACTGCAAAG